GGCGAAATGCCACATCTGAGCGGCCGACAGAGGCCATAGCCTGGGTAATCGTGCCACCCTGACTCAGTTGCTGCAAGGCCTTTTCTTGCGCCTCGCGCTTAGGGATGTTCTGAATCCCAGGTTTTCTACCCATCAGTTGTCCCCATCATTTACAGTCATTTAACGCTAGCCGATTAACGGCAGAACTTCCCCATATATATAATATTATATAATATATAAGAGTCGCGGAGTCTTAAACGGAGCGACTCCGTATATGTATTTCTATACATATAAGATAACCTGTTCAAATCGTAAAAGCGAACAACTTATGTGAATATATTTTAAAAGCCCTGTTCAGGGCTATATATAGGGGGCTATAGTATTATATAACAGAAATTTTTTGTGGGATACTATATCCGACCCCAGCACTCGTATTAAACAATCTGGGGTCAAAATGTCTAAGTCTAAGGTAAAGGGTTAGGGTTGGTATGAATTGTCGATAAATCTATAAGTCTGCATAACTATTTAAGCATTTATCTATTTACCGACTATCCACCGACACAATTATTTCTCAGCGGGCACACAATTATTTCTCAGGAAACTCTCAGCATTACTAGGTGTGACCTGTATCACACTAGGCAATAGGCTCTCTCAGTAATCTTTCAGCAAACTCTCAGGAATAGCGGGAATTATTTATACCTATCTATTATGCAAAACAAAATCTAGTGTGTGAGCTAAATCACATGGCTAAACTATTGCGCTTGTGGCGCGTCTATGGTAGGTGCATGGAATGTCCGATTTGCCCTAGTTTAGAAATCGCGTACCATCATTCCCCGCGATAGTCAAAATGACACGCGGGAAAGGGTGAAAATGTGACCTAAATCACATGGTAATTGTGACCTAAATCACAGAGCTATTTTTAGGGTTAAGCGTAAATGGTGTTTGACATAGGCATGCCCATGCCCTAAATTATGTCTTGTAAGGGTGAGCAAGCGTAGTTACCCTGAGTGGTGGAAAATCGGGTATCCGATTAGTACCCTGATTTCTCAGGATAATTAAAGGCAGTCGTACCCTAGAAAATTAGACCTAATTAGTCTGTAATTTTCACTAGTTCGAGGATACCCGAAAACTAGGCGAAATGGCAAACGGGAGTAATGATTTTCGCTAGTCGATAAATTGAAATAAATCTAGACGAATACCGCGCTTGTAGGCGCGGGGATAATCTAGCGGGTAGGCGGGGAGAAATCCCCGTCTATCCACGCGTTACCAAACACGACTAGAATGGAGATAAATCATGGGTTCATTCGTAACCATGCCACACAAGCCTCGCGCCACTCGCGCATGGGCACAGTCTAAGCATGGTATAGGTGAAATCACCATAACCAAACCAAACGGGGAGACCTTAGTTATTCCCGCCACGCCCGCCAAACCTCGCAAGCCACGCGCTCGCAAGGGTAAGCCACACAAGCCACAAGCTAAGCGCAAGCCTAAGCAAGCGCACACAGTACGCCCGCAAGACCACAAGGCTATCGAATTGCAAGAACGCATGGATAAACTCATGCGTGAAATGGGTTCGATACACCTAGACGACAATTAGATTAGTGACCCCGCATGGTGCAGGGTAGAGGTTCGAGTCCTCTACGGGGTACTCATGCAAACCGCATGAAATTGACTAGAGAGGATACGCCATGCAACTATCCGCGAGTGATTTATTCGCGCTCATAATTGCTATCGGTTCGCTTAACACGATACTGATAATTGCGTTTCGCAGGGTCTATGTATTAGAACGCAGATTGCGTAGATACGAGGGCTACTATGAAGCACGATAACAAACTCAATTCCACCATGCTATACGCCTTTCGTAAGGCTATTGCAAACCGCCACGCTAACGAGGAAATCTCGCACACAGTCCGAGAGATTATCGGTAATGCAACACGATAGCAACGGCAACCTGCTTATTCCTAACCCTATTTATAGAGCTAAGATGAAGTGGCGCAATTCTCGTAAGATTACACTTACGATACATGAGGCTAAAACAATTTCAGCCCTGCTAGAGAATTACAGACTAAGCCTAAAGCATGACGATTGGGATACCGATTGGGTGCTGAAGGCTGAAAACTGGATAGACTCTCAACTGTTTGGACAAATTAAAATCAACGGAAAGTGGGTTAAAGTATGAATGATAATCTACTATTAGACCTCACACCTAGAGAGGTAGAGGTCATACGCATGGCACTACGCATGCAACAAGACACACACCAACGCAACGGCTTCAAGGTTCTAGTAATAGAGACCGAGGAGCTGCGTTCTAAGATTGCCAATGCTATTATTGACAACCACACTAGCGGAAAGCCCGCTAGAGTATAGAGATAGGTAAGCCTATGTCTGATGAGATAAACTGCGCGTTCTGTTCGGGTGTAATTCCCGAGGACGAGCAACGCACAATGGACGACGGAGACATAGTGTGTGCAGATTGCACACTCTATTGCGAGTCGTGCAACGCTCTCATGGCTAATGATGATGCTCTCGTCAATGACAACAATGTCTATTGTTCAGAGTGTGCGACTCGTTGCGATAACTGCAACGAAGTCGAGCATGATGACAATACACACTTAGTTGGTCGTGATAGATGGTGTGACTCATGCTATGAGAACAATACATTCTACTGTGAAAGCTGCAACGAGTCCTACCCTGACTATTGGTCTAACTACTATGTCGAGGATTGTACCTATTGCGAGTCATGCTACGAGTCGGAGTGTTACTATTGCGAGGACTGTGACGAGTACCGCATAAATGGTAACGACTGCGAGTGTAGTGGTGGTAGCGGTAGCATGCGCCAACCTTGCGGTTGTCGTGGCTTTATCCATAACTATTCATGCAAGCCTAACCTAGACTTCAAGGGTCATTCCAGCAAGGGTCTATACATGGGCTTCGAGTTAGAAATGGAAATTAGAAGTGGTAGTGACGGACTGCAAGAAGCTGCAAGGTTTGCTTCTACTGCACTCGACCCTATCGCTATCCTTAAATCTGACGCTAGTATAGGTCGAGACGGATACTCAGGCTTCGAGTTAGTAACTCAACCGCACTCTCATGCAGAGTACCGAGATAACTCTAAGTTACTATGGACTACCATAGATAAACTTCGTACAGACCACTACGCTAGGTCATGGGATACCAACACATGCGGATTGCACATTCATGTGAGTCGCGCTGGCTTCAATAGTGGAGCACACACGCACCGCTTTATTGCTTTCATCTATCACAATAGTGAGATGATGATGAAGTTTGCAGGTCGTAAAACCGACTTCGCACGCTTCAATGATTGCTATAAGTTTGATGAGTATGACAAGCCAGTCATGTCCTTCAAGCACAAGGTAGGAAATCCACAACGCAACTCCACAGAGAGATACTCTGCGGTCAATACACAGAACAGGGATACGCTGGAGCTGCGCTTCTTTAGGGGTACTATGAACCCTAGCGGGGTGCTATCCGCGTTAGACCTAACACAAGCAATAGTCGAATACACGAGAGAGTTACGCTTAGATGATGTTAAACTAGGCGCACTCACATGGGATTGGTTCGCTGATTATGTCAGAGATAACAATGGACTATACCCTGACCTATACTCACGCTTGCCTAAGATTGCAAGCACAAGTATAACTAACCGACAAATAATGGAAGCATAGAGAGGATACTATGTGCATACTCGTAGTGTGTGAGCCAAACTCCACACCTAGTAAGTCAGATTTGCACGCTGGTGCTTGCGCTAATCCGCATGGCTTCGGCTTTGCAATACACGCTGGTGATAAAATTATCTCAGAGCGTAGTATGTCTGCAAAGAAATCTATCAAGCGTTTCATGGAGCTGCGAGCGCAGTATCCTAACGGCTACGCCATGTGGCATGCACGATACGCCACGCATGGTGTCAAGAACGAACAGAATTGTCACCCATTCCAAGTCGGTGATGATGAAGGTACTTATCTAGCACACAATGGTGTGTTAGATGTCGCTATTCCTCATGGAGATAGGCGTTCAGATACGCGTGTCTTTGCAGAGGACACACTACCTAAACTGGGTGGTGTCAATGCACTCGATGATGATACTATCTGGCTCATGATTTCTAAGTGGGCTAGTGGTAGCAAGATTGCGGTGCTAACTACCAGTCCTACCGCCAAGTATCCTATGTACCTAGTCAATGAGAACTTAGGCACATGGGATAATGAGGGTATCTGGTGGTCTAATCAGAGTCACAAGCGTACTACCTATACCAAGCCAGCCATACTTACTACCTATAATGAGTATGATACGCTATCAAAATGGGCTGATGTTGCTGAAGTCTTAGACGACTCAGAGCTGCAGGAATTGTGTCCGTATTGCATGGAAATGGTAGACCTTAATGACAATCCGTACTACTGCCCAACATGTACGCTATGCTATGACTGCTCAGATGTAGTGCATAACTGTATGTGTTATACTCCAAGCACCAGCAAATGGACAACTCGTAAAGACTACGATTTGTTCTCATACTAACATTCTGCATGCAAAGTGTATGCAGAGTAACACCAACACGAGAGGTAACAAATGTCCACAACATCAACACTCTTCAACCTTGTTGAGGAAATCCGCGTAATCGCTGATGAACTAGAGGCTAACATTGCCACTTCAGATTCATCAGACCACTTGCCTAAGGGCACTATCGTCAAGGCTAAAGAAGTGCAGAACCGCTTCAAGGCTAAGTCAATGTGGGTCTCACTAGGAGACGGCACATACAAGCACCTTACTGGTAAGAAAGGATTACTTGCTACAGACTACCGCCTAAACGGTTATGTAGATGTAATCTTTCAACCCTAACAATCTGTCCTGAGCATGACTTGAAACTGCTCACTAACATTAAAAGAGAGGATAAACAATGACAGTAGTATGGAAAGCAGAACTAACTAACGAGATGATGTTTCATTTAACATCAGCACAGCAACAAGAATTGAGAGGCAAGTTAGATTTAGCAGTAGATAGTATCGCTGCTGAGTATAAAGTAGGAAGGGAGTTCAAGCATGAGCTATGAACCACCACTCAATGACCCTGACTTCGAGGACGATGAAGTTATTGAGGAAGAGTTTGACGAGATGTTAGAGGAAGCACTAGAGAGATAGGAGATACAATGCAAGGTCTATGCACAGGTCACGAGAACCCTGACCTATGGTTTAGCGAGTCCATTGACAGCGACATTGAGAACAATCGTGTCAATGAAAACAGCCCTGAGTACAAGCAACGCATCGCTAATGTAAAGACCGCGCTTGCTATCTGTAATGCATGCCCAACCAAAGCCGAGTGCTTTGATGAGGGTATGAAACGAGAGAACTTAGATAACGGAATTTGGGGTGGCTCACTACCTGGTGAGCGTGTCCTACTTGCAGATGTTCCATTGACATGGAATAATCGCAAGTCTATGATTAACTTCGCACATAGAGTGAGGGCAACAATCCAATGAAATCACTAACATTCTTACTGCTCGTAGTAGTAGCTCTGCTACTAACCGACAACTCAAAGACAGTCACGGACACAACAGACAAAGGCGTGCGCGTTTCTTGGAGTGAGGAAGATAGCAAGGCATACGCTAGAGATAAACTCAACGAGTGGCAAGATAATCAGTGGTCTTGTCTCAACAGATTGTGGGGTAAGGAATCCGCATGGAATCCTGATGCCTTCAATCCTATCCGCGTTATGGGGAAGCACGCGGGTGGGATTCCACAACTGTTGGGACTTGACCCTGACACACCAGCACCACGACAGATAGAGCGTGGGCTTGATTATATTTATTACAGATACGGCACACCATGCGATGCATGGTCTCATTGGAAAAGGAATGGTAACTACTAATGAGTGAACACATAGATAGTATTAGTCATGACTATTCAGAGTCAATGGACATTCGTGGTGAACCAACCACAGTATGTCCTTGTGGCTCAGAGTTATGGCTAGTCAAAGTAATGTTCGATGAAGAGGGGGATATAAGTATGTGGTTTACAGAGACAATGGAATGTGTAGTGTGTGGCACTTTAGCCACAGCTCCACACCCTAGTGATGAGGTAACAGATGGCTGAGTTCTTGCACCAAGTAATAAAAAAGCGTGAACGTGAGATGGAAATGCGTGGTCTACTAGACTTTGACTCAGAAATATTTCAGCGTGCACGCCAAGTCCATCGTTACTCAGCGCCTGACAGTCACATATTTCGTGTGCCTACCATGGATATGCCACCTGTTAATGAGATATCATATAGGCATAATACTAACAATGGAGTTACAGAACACTCTGTCATCTTCCCTAATGTTGGTAGTTGGATTCAGACAGCAGTAATTATTATGACACCAGGAAACGTGACCCTGCGTTCGCCTCGACTGCTTACGATAAATGCGTGGGAGATGCTGGCAGGTCACCCATGTAGACCTAACTATAGTTGGAGTAACAATACATATACATGCAGAACATGTAGCGGTACATACACAACTGACGGAAGTGAATGGCAGAATATTATTGAGCCAACTACAGAAGGTTTTGTTTATCCAACTAACGAGGACTTAGGAGCAAGTTAATGGCAAGTTATGAATACAAATGTGAGATTGACTCAAGCACTGTTACAATCAGTAGAGGCATGACCGATGATGAAATCATACCTTACTGCGACAGTTGCAACGAGCCAATGGTAAGGGTGTACAGTGCACCACCTGTCAAGTTCAATGGCAGTGGATTCTATTCAACAGGAGGATAACAAATGGTATGTGAAGTATGTGAAGACGGTGGTTGTTCAGCCTGTGATTTACAGTCTGATGAACTACAGTTTGCTAGCATGAAAGAGATTGAAGAGTTCTACAATATCAATGGAGAAGCATTACATGTTGACCCAGCAGAGATGGACTTAGAGGGCATGCTCCAAGAGATGATTGATTCAGAGGTTGATTTCGATAGAGAGTTTGACCCTGATGCCGAGTAGAGGGCGTAGTATTGACACGCTACGCGCTCTCTTACTCGTATCAGTTACATTCTTTATTGTTCTGACTCTTGTGGTTTACCTAATTCTTGGTATGACATCTCTTCTGATGTTTCTGTTTCCGTGGTCTCCGTAAAGTCAGCATCATGGAATGGCTTGAAGCCACCCAACTTATTGACCAGTCGCTTGACGGCTCTGTTACCTCTCATGCGAGCTGCGTCATCACTACCTAGAGATAGGTAATTGCTTATCTCTTTGTAGTCCATAGACTCTGCATATCGGAAGAAGAGTATCTTTCTATCCTCCTTACTTAACTTCCAGTATGCGGAGTCTATCTCCATCATCATGACAGATAAGTTTCCACCTTCGGATGGTGCGCTTGGTCGTCCTGGTCTACCCAAATTTAACTTATGAGTAACACCCCATTCACAACGCAACACAGCAGGGAGCAGTGCTTCTACAACATCTGCTTCATAGTAATATAAATCTGAAACGTCGTATCCGACACTCTTTGCCTTCCACTTCTGGCAATAATCCAACGCATGATTCCGTAAGCTCCGATAGATTAGGTTCTTTGCATCCTTGTCACCTATCTTTTCCCACTCAGCAACCTTATTGGGATGCTTAGCAAACCACTCGTATAGACTTTGTTTAATATCTTCAAGTTCAACCATGTCAAACTTGCGATGATACTCAGATGCTACCGCAATGATTACATATTCCCACGGTTCAATTTGTTGCCAGTTCATCTGCCTTTGCCTTCTTGTATAGTCTGGTTGCTGACATTAAATCATCTACTGTAATCAAGAAACCTTTAGAAAGATTAGGTGGTATATTACAAGTAATCTCTCTGCCAAATTCTCTGACTGCATATCTCAATGCATCAGTTGGCACAATCAATGTGCTTTCTTCGAGCACAAATGCCCAGTATGCAGCTTCGGTTACACCCAATCCTGATGGCGCCCAGTCCTCAATCTTCTTGAAGAAGCACTCAGTCTCAATGTATAAGTTGTTAGTCTTAGCCCACTTACGGTCGCGCTTTACTTCGACAGTTCTACCGCCAGTAAGCAGTTCATCTACTAACTGTTCACCCTTGCGTCCGTATCCAAAATCCAAATCAAACGATGACTTGTTTGTCATTAGCACTCTCCTCAAATAGTTTAACTGCTTCTGACATGCCACCTGTACCAGGAAACAAATCATCTATGGTGTCGCCTTGCTGATATTGCAATAGTTCTAGTATCCATGTATTAAAATGTTGTGGCTTGGCGCCGAACAATCCTTTACGCATTGCTATCACACCACTATGCCAATCTCTTACCATTGGTTTAACTGGTGTATCTTTCCTACCGCCTCGCCATATGACTGGTTCCCAAGCATACTGAATTGGAACATTGACTCTAATTTGATGAAATGTTTTAGTCCATGATGCAATGCGTACATCATCAGGACATGCAGATAAATACAACTTTAATGATGGAACTGATAAAGACACAGCCCAACCATCAGGATACTCATCACATAGTCTTTCAACTAAATCAGTATGCGCTTTAGGGTCATCCCATATTCTTGCTTCAGGATGCAACTCAGCATATTTCTTTCCCATACCAAGATATGGTGGGTCAGCATAGGCAAATTTCATTTATCCCATTGTTCTCTTAATACTAGCAATCCAATGATTGCATAGTTAGCCATATCTTTGAATGAATCTTCCAATGATTCATGCTGAGGGTCAGCACCACTATCGACTAGATTACTGATGCGTGCCAATTTGTCATGCATCCGTACACGCAAGCCATTGATAGGCCCACCAGGGGCTTGCGAAATATTTTTAGGGCCGTAGTCCCTATGCTTACTCATCAACAATTCAGATAACTCTTTGATTGTGTTGCTAACATGTGTCTCTAAATGGAGTTCGCGTGCAATAACGGAATGGTAAGAGTCACTTGAAGATGACTGTCTATCTTCTCGTACACTGTTACCGAAAGTCCCAGACTCATTAGATAATTTATAATCTGCCATATCTCTTCACTCTCCATCTTCGAGTAGCTGTTTAAGTTCGTCATCAATTCCTACCATACTAGAGTCAACAATCATATCTTCAATAACTTCTAACACCGTACCTGGGTCTGTCTCTGCTGAGAACAAAGTCATGTACGTGTCTTGCGTGATTGATTGTATCTGTTCAGGATTATTTGCATAGCGATACATGCAACGAAGCAACGAACCAATCATTAGGCGATAGCCATTAGGCAATACCAATGCTGGGTCGAACTCTTCATCATCTTCAAGTAAATGGTCTGTTGCTTCGAACACATTATCAAAGTGCTGTCCACATTCTGGACAAGGATTAATCTTATTCTTCATTTGTTAATCCCATCTTTTCTTTAATGAAACCCGCACCGTACTTTGTGTATGCCGAATTAACATCTTCCCCGTCACCAAATCCCACGATAGTGACTGGTAGTTCTCTTGCCAAACTGTTTGCGAACTCTCGTCCTGGTCCGTCTCCGTCTGCAAAAACAAAGATGCGTTCGAAGTCAGCAAGTAATCTTGTGTAGTGCTTCTTCCAGGAGTTTGCTCCTGGTACTCCGACGCATGGGATTCCAACACATCGTGACATAGTAAGGGTGTCGAGTTCACCTTCGCATACTCCAATCCAATCGCCTGCTCGTTCAATATCTAATACGTTATACATCTTTGTGTCAGCTCCTACCATACCCATATACTTAGGTTCAACGGCAGGATTGAGTGAGCGAAAGCGTATATCCACAATGCCTGACTTAGTTACATAAGGTATACTAAGCCTGCCAGTATATTGTTCATGTCCTGGTTCAGGCTCCTCGACTACGCCTAATCGTGCCAACCGTGCCACTTCCAGAGTTATGCCTCTGCTTCGAAGGTAACCTTCTGCCTGATAGATGCTTTCCTGGTACCGTTTGGACGCTATGCCCAAGAGTTCCTTCTGCGAATTTTGCTGCCCCACGTATGTCACATCCTTCTTGTTGTGCTATGATTTGTAAACTGTTCCCTTGTACACCGCAGGCAAAGCAAACAAATAGATTATCGTCTAGGTTTGCAGTTCCACTTTGATGTGAGTCACCGTGGAACGGACACTTCAGGTTGACTTGCCCATGGTCACGACGCATACTAGCACCGTAGTGCTCTAGTACAGCCTTGATGCTGGGTAAATCATTCACCGAATATATCTCCTAATCTAAGTACCAAGTATGCGTCCGCAATGGACTTGCCCCGTGCTTTAATGATAAGCGCTGCAATGACTTCTTCTTTCGATAGTCCTCGAGCTTCTGCGAAGTGAACTGATTCGACTTGGGCTTCTCTTGTCCACCCACTGAGGTCGACCTTATTACCAGCACCTGGGGCTTTGCATTCGATAACGCCAATGCTTCCAAGGAAGTCTTTGCGGACAACAACGTCGCCCTCATCTCTTGTACCAGTTCGAGCAAGTCGTTCAGCGTCGTATCCATTTGCTCTAAACCAGTCTCTGATATCTGATTCAAAGGTTGCACCTCTAACCTTGTGACTTTTCCGTGTCGTCATCTACTTCGTATTCCTTTGGTAGTTCAAACTTGTCAATGACCAAACGTAATCTATCTTCATACTCTTTAGTCAGCGCAGATACTGCATCTTGCCAACCTTCAACGTATGCTTCTTGTCGCATAATCTTTAGTGTCTTTTCCATTAACATTATTCTCCTTAAACATTCTCTGGTATATCATCAATGAACATGTACTCAGGATTGAAAGCAACCCATGTCATGAGTCCTCCCCCTGCGTCAGCTCTACCGTATCTATTCTTAACAGGTGCAACACCCATAGAAGTACCAACAACGCCGAGGGT